GATCTCTTGACGAAATTCTACCAATAGTGTTTAGTTTTCTATCTCTATCATAATACATATTCTTAATTTCAAAAGAGATCATGGGCAGTGGTGTTACCGCAGTTTCTCTTTGAATTTCAGGATCAGCTAGAACGCGAGCAAGCATTTTATCTTTTGCTGCGTAAGTAATCGGAACTTTAATAAGAGCTGTTTGGTTACCAGTAGTATCTGTTCTCGTTATATGGATATTATTAAACAGAGTCCCTGTTAGAATAACATATTTTCTAATTAAACTAAAATAAAACGGATTGCCAAACATTAAAGACTGCCTTCTGAGAATGGGTCAATTGCGCTGAAGTCAACAAACTGATCTGACTCGTCTTGTATTTCTTCGTTCATCACATTAAGATCACCATCCGAATAGTGTGGCAGGTCATCAATAGTGGAATCTTCCATAAGAATTAGATTACCGTCCTCATCTAAAATAGGTAGACCTTCCAAATCTTGAATTGCGAAACTAAACATATTAGTGTCATACTTAACTTGAAGATCATCAATCTCAGGAATACCGGTATTAAGGGTTTCACCAGAATATTCAAACAGCTCGCAAGTCAATTCCCAAGTATAAAGCTTACCTAATGGGTAAAACATCTCATGTTGGTTAACATACTTGACCTGAAAACACTTCTGATTAAGTGGGAAATAGATTAGATCACCTTCATTTGGTCTAGGCTGAGTCGTGTATTGACCAACTTCTTGGTGAAATATTCTTCTAGCTACCGAGAAAATAACTTGGTCTCGAATTTCGATACCAAATTTAGACATAAAGTTACCGTCACCAGAAAATCCGTTTACAGATTTAATATAGAATTCGATAGGATAAGCAATCTCATAACTTGATTGGTCGTCAGCCACGTAAATATCATCAAAATTATTCAAAACTCTCGGCACATAATACATATCCTGACCATAGACCTTGATAGATTCTATGATCAGATCCTCCATAAGGAGTTGTTCTTGAGAGGCTTGAAAATTATTGAAGAAGAAATTGGTTGCCATTTTTTTATTATTCTTTAGGGGTTAGCCGATCATATCCACGGCGGGGAGCGAATATGTGTAAATCATTTCTTGCTCAAGTTGCATTCTTTCTTGAGTAGCCTCGTCATAAATCTGTTGACCGTTAAAAGTCAAACCTCCTGGCATTTGCATACCCTGGAATTTCTTAAGGTTCTGACCCCATTGTTGTTTGATGAGGCAAGCGCCATACCTAAGAAGCCAGCGATCTTTCCAAACGTCAGTATATTCTGTAGGGTCAACAACCTGATAAGCTTCAACAATCAGATAATTACCTTCGCCAATTCTCTCCCAGTCCATATCTAAATGAAGGCGATTTCTATGACGGTTATATCTAAGGGGCTGTTTACCAACAAGTAGATATTCTAGAAATTGGATATGTTGAAGCGCCATGTAGTATGGCACCATTGATACTGAGGTTAGAGTATAAAGATCGTTTAATGCGATCTGGTAACGAATATTGAATAGGTTATTAGTTCCGAGCGCTGAACCCAGATCAAAAATTCTAACCACCCCAAGAATGTTCTCAGGGAGGTCAATATATTTGTTCTCAATATCTTGAGCTGTTACTTGGTATTTGTAATGAACAGAACTAGAACCGTCAAAATGATAATCAGCATAATATGCTAAAGCTTCATCGATTCTGTCATCAACTTGGTCGTCATCTACATTAATCTCAATGACTGGTTTGCCGAGACGGCGAAGGCAGTTTTCTTTAAACTCTGCTCTTGACGTTGGATTCGCCATAGTTCTCTCCTTTTATTCATAGTTATTTCTATTTATAAAAAGGAAATTATCTAATAGTTGGTGGTTGCATACCACCATAACCCATTTTCTCAAGAACTCTAGAACCAAACCAGAATGCGATGATTGTCCCGAAAAGCGCCATTGTTTCAGAATCCCAAACCGCATCAAGCATTTCAGGAATAGAATCACCGTTCTGAATCATTGTATAGGCAGCTGCAACTTTAACAGCTACGAATAATATAAAAAATACGTAAGTAATTACAGGACGAATAGAAGCTCGTAATGCGTTAATAAACTTTCCACCATCAACATCAGTATCAAAAGATCGAACAGATTTTGCGTCTGCAATGTCCGCTTCAATACCCTTAATGACCAGCTCATTCTCGGCACTCTGTTTAGCGGCTTCTGCTCTAATTCTGATAAGTTCAATTTCATGCTGTAATTCCTGTTTTCTTTCGAAAAGGGTTACAAATCTAGGAAGCAAACTTCCTATAATACCTAGTATTGGAGATAGTAATGTAAGCATATTTCACCCCACTGGATTTTGTGTAGTTGACTCAGTTGTAGTAGTTTCACGGCCAAAAACAGAAGCCCTAGTAATCTTTTCTTGACCTCTAGTCCAAGCGGCTACACCTATAATGGCACCCATAGCGAGATGATAGAATCCAGATTCTTTAAGTGTAATAGGATCCCATTGTATATAGTCAATTCCTGAATATAAAGATATAATCATGGTAGCTAAAGGGAAGATGATAAAATCAAAAATGCATACTGCAAAATACTGGTAGGCCATTGCTGGCCTCCAGTAATGTTTAATCCAAGATGATTCTTTTTCAGCTGCCATGATTTAACATCTTATGGGGTCAGGGGAGAGGTATTGTCTGTAGGTTCTGTGTTAGATACAGATTCAGTTGGCTCTTCAGGCCAAATTACAGAATAAGGAAAACCTTCTTGGGTTGTGATATCACGAAGAGCTTGTCTGTAATCTAACCAGGCCTGTGAAACGTTTAGATCAGGTAAGACCCTCCAATCTGTTTCTCGCAACATCAAATTTCTATGTTCTCTTACTCTTGCTGACGCTTGTTCAACAGATAAATTAACAGCAGTGAATGTTTTATACCAAATCCCATCCCTTACTTCGAAAGAATCTTGTAGTTTTTGTGTTAAATTATCATAACTGGGCGCGGGATCTGTAGAATAGGGGTAAACTCCTTGTTCTGATAAAAATGATTCTGGGATAGGATTGGGATAAGAAATATTCTTATTATCCCTACGGAATTGTGCTATTGTGTAAGGTTCTGGCACACCATTTGTTACTTTAATATACATTGTCATTTTTAACCCTTTATGTGTCTTATATTAAAAAATAGTTTATGGTCATTGATACCAAAAAACCCAAACCGCTCCAGAAATACCACCATCGGCTGACCCACCTTGTTGGTAATTTCCAAATTTACCACCAGTCCCGGGCACCCATGTTAAACTTGGTGAATATGTAGTTCTTGTATTACTCCCAGTGTCCGCGCCTTCACCGCGCAGCGTTTCAGTTGATGTTAATTGCGTCAATAATTGAGGTGTTACTTCTTTTGCTTCATCTGATAGGTTATTATATAAAGATTTAATGTCATGGGAAACTGCATTAAATTGACCTCCAGAACCAGAACCATGAACAGGTTCAGAGTTGAACGCGCCCTGAGTTATACCTCCAGTTCCACCACCGGCACTAACTGTGCTAAAAGAACTTCCTGACCCACTACTACCTGAGCCTATAGCTAAAGGCGCGCCACTACCACCAGTCCCCACCGTTACATACACGTCTCCAGTTACAGCTAGAGATGTATGAATTGCAAGACCGCCATCTCCACCTCTTTCAGTTGCATTTCCTGAGTTATAGCCAGACCCGCCGCCAGCGCCGCCAATTACAATAACTTCAACTTCACTAACCCCACCGGGTCTAATCCACGTCCCAGAACTAGTGAATAATTGATATTTAAAAACTCGAGATGTACAGGTAACAAGCTTTTTTGTTAACATCAGCCACCATCCCCTGCAAGCCAACCATAGAGAGTGGTGTTAATTTTTGTAAGAACTACTGTGGTGTAGCCAGTTGTTTTTAAAACAGGTGCTGTGCCATCACCAGTCATCCATGTTATAGTTGGCCATGTAACAGAATAAGCAGAACCATCGTCAATTAGAAGTGTCATAGATTCACCAGCAGTTAAGTTATCAGTATAAGTGGTAGTACCAGTTAGCGTGTGTATTTGTATCACCCCGTTTGTCGGGTTAAGTGAAACACTAGTTCCGCTTAGAGCGTAAACTTCTTCTCTTATAGCATCACTAAACTTAACAGGTTTAACAAAATCCCAAGCATCTTCACTAGCGTCATAAATTAAAGTGTCTAGTTCAACGCCAAGAAACCCATCAGCCTTTTTGAATTTTAAATCGCTTCGTGCTTCCATAACATAATAGTTAACTGTACTATCATTAGTACCACCATTAAAAATATATAACAGGCCACCGTTGCCTTGACTTGAACCGTATATTCTAAGATCACCCGCAATACTATCATTTTTACCCACTCTTAAAGAATTAATAAAAAAACCTGATGAATTAGCAGACGCTGCATTAGCACCAGCTGCTACAAAGGTGAAGTTATTACTACCTTCATACTGGATTCTATTATTACCAGTTGATTCTAAATGTAGGTT